CGTCAGCGGATTGTGGATCATGAGCAAACTCGTCGGTGCCATAAGCACCTCGGTACCCGCCATAGCGATGACCGATGCTGCGCTTGCCGCGATACCGTCGATCTTGACCGTGATATGTCCCTTGTAGTCCATGAGCATGGTGTAGATTTGGCTCGCCGCCACACAGTCGCCGCCCGGGCTGTTGATCCAAATCACAACGTCACCCGCTCCGGCATTCAGTTCGTCCCTGAACATCCTTGGGGTGACGTCGTCTTCAAACCAGCTCTCTTCGGCGATTGTACCGTTCAGTGTNNTCAGTGTTAGTGTTCGGGTGCTGTCTTCGTTTCGCACCCAGTTCCAGAACCTTCTGTTCAAGCGGAATCCTCCTTTTTGTATTGTGTCCCCGCAAACAAGCCCGCATCCTCCAGCTTCGTCATGGCTCCGTTGATCAGGTACAGATCGCCGCCGAGATCGGACGAAATGCGATCGAGGTTTTCCAGCTCGCGGATGTCGTTTGCGCTCATCCAGCCGTTCTGTCGCGCGGTGGCATACCCAGTCATGCGGGAGGTGTAGTCACCGCGCAGAAGCCCGTCGACATTGAACCGGATGAAGTATTCCGGCTTTTCACTCTCGCTGAACAGTACGCGGCACATGCTCTGTTCCCAGCGCACCACCCAAGGGTCTAGTGTGTATTTCACGAACTCCAGCGACTGCTGCTCAATGTTGCTGAACGACGATTTCTCCAAGTCCGCCAGCATGTGCGGCGGCACACGGAAGATACGCGCGATCTCATTGATCTGAAACTTGCGCGTTTCCAAAAACTGCGCCTGCTCCGGCGCGATCCCGATGGGCGTATACTTCATGCCCTCTTCGAGCACCGCGATCTTGTGTGCATTCGCGCTGCCCTGATATGCCGAGTTCCAGCTTTCTTTTACCCGCAGCGGATCCTTGATCGTGCCTGGATGTTCCAGCACGCCTGCCGGAGCCGCGCCATTAGCGAAGAACTTAGCGCCGTACTCCTCTGTTGCGATGGCCAAACCGATCGCGTTTTTTGCCATGGCGATCGGACTGTAGCCGATCAGGCCGTCGAAGCCTAGCCCGGGGATGTGCAGCACATCCGAGGTAGGAAGCGTCACCTGACTTGATTTGCCGAGCGTGGTCGGGTCCTCCGACCCACGTTGATACAAATAAAAAAGCCGACCGCTTTGATCACGGTCGACTGTCATTTTGCTCGGCATGAGCGGGTAGAGCGCGATCACCTCACCTCTTGCGTTTCGTATGATCTGCGCGTAAGCATTCCCCCACAGCAGAAGATGGCTCATGAGTGTTTCCCGAAATGCGAAGCTCGTCATCTCGGGGTTTGGCTCGTCGTGCAGCAGTCGGTAGAGCGGGTGCTTGAACGCCTTTTCTTTCCCGCCGCTTGCGTTGTACCGATAGACGTTCAGCGGCAGCCCTGCTACGGTCTCGGACAGGATTCTCACGCAGGAGTACACCGCCGTCATCTGCATGGCGGTCGTTTCGTTCACGGGCTTCCCGCTTGATGTACCGCCGAAAAAAAAACTGTAACGGCTTCCGTTTAGCGAGTCTTTCGGCTTATCGCGTGATCTGCTGAGTCTTTGAAAAATATTCAAGTCATTTTCTCCCGCTAGATGAAGCTGAATTCATTTCCATCCAATTTCTTTATTGACTTTTTCTACGCGCCTGTGATTAAATAGCGAAGTAAAAAGTGCGTATAATTGATCAGCACGAAACTTGTCGCAAGTTTCGTGCTTTCTTTTTTACCCACAAACGATAGGGAGAATATAGTAATGGATTTTTACATGAAGCTACCGAGAAACAAAAAAGAGTTCGCATTATTTATGGCGGNNNCCTCTTATAACTTGCTTCGAATTAGGATTCAACTTGCACATCTGGGCTGACACCTTGGAAGTGATCCCTTTCATTTGGATTGCGGTGGTTGCTATCGTTCTGATTACCTATAAACCTGCAGAATGGCTAACAAAATGTATCGTCAAGGAGGGTGACAGTTTCAGTTCACATATAACCATCAATATCCTCTGCACCGTTTTTCTCATGTCCATACTCCTAACCGTCATTGGCACATGGATTGGAACACGACAGATCAGCATGGAGCCAATCCGCTTGTTTTTCTACAAATGGCCTCGCAATGCCGCAATCTCATTTATCGTTGAATCTTGCATCGCGCAACCTATTGCTCGTCTAGTCATGTTCAAGTTGCATCAAAAACTCGATGCGAAAACAATTTCAAGTTCTTGCATTTGAGCAAATCGTAAGGAGTGGAAGAATTGTTCTACTGGTCCGACAGATTAATAATCTACGCGGACTCCAATCAAGAACTTGCTGACTAGATGTAGTACGTCCGAAAAAAACTGTAGCGACTACTATATGGAGAGTCTTTCGGCTTGTCTCGGTAGCGAAACAAGGTTCATAGTGGATTCACGAACAGTCTCCATGCACCGGAATGATTGACTTATTGTAGATAGTGGGATACAGTGACAGTTGTGTGGTGCCAATCTGCACCACGCAATATTATAAATGAGGTATTAGATGTACAACGACAAGACCATCGTCTGCAAAGATTGCGGACAGGAATTCACCTTTACTGCCAACGAACAAGAGTTTTTCGCCGAGAAAGGCTTTACGAATGAACCGCAGCGTTGCAAATCCTGCCGGGTTGCACGCAAGGGTAACTCCAGTGGCGG